ATGGCGATACATTTGCCGTACCTGTGACACTAACCGAACCAACGCTTGCAGTAGAAGCATTGCCAGATACAGACACACTCGCACTAGCGGATACAGATACCGATCCGACAGAGACTGTTGCCGAATTTCCTGTTGCTGTGACATTCGCATCCGCGCTGACCGAAACAGATCCAACAGACGCTGTGCTTGCCGGGAAAGCAGCTCCGTTACCCCACGTTCCCTCACCCCATCCATGAGACGAGGAATTCCATCCATCAAATGCAACTTTGACATCTGCCACATCAGACCTTATGCAATCCTAATTATTGCGTTACTCGCATCTGCCGTTGGAAAAGCAACAGTAAAGTCGCCACTTGTAGATGTTTTGTCTGCGCCAAAGTCCAGTACAACAACTGCTCTGTTAGCTGTTCCTGCGGTGGTAGAAGAGTTATAAATTAACGCTCCTCTTGCAGTAATTGAGCTGCTAGACCAAGTAGTATCAGCAAAATCTGTAAGTGCTGTAGTTCCTGATGTAGTTGGATCTACATTAGTTAGCGTATTACCACCAGCCGTATAACCTGTGCCTGTCGCAGATACTTCGTTAGTTGTTGCGTAAGCTGTAGTAGACGCTGACATAGTTGCACTACTGGTAAACAAAGCAATCTTAAACGTATTGCCTGTTCCTGTAGTAGTGGTAGTGCCGCCACCAGATCCATTGTGAAAGTTATGTATTCCTTGTAACAACTCGGATTTAAACGAGGTAGTCACAGCCTGGGTAATCGCCATTATAGTCTCCTTAGAATGTCAGCCATGTCTTTATGACCGTTTAACTCAAGTTGAGCAATTAAAGTTGTTCTATCGCTTTTTACAGCTTCATCCATGTAGTACTTAACAGCATGAAATACTTGCTCTTTAAAAGCTTCTGCTTGTTCTTGTATTATCGGGTGACTATTGCCTCCAACAGAAACAATAGTATTTGTTGCTCTTTCTGCCCAATGCTCAACGGGTAACCCTGCATTGTTAGTGGTAACAACATTAACGCTCCCAACA